CCGAATGGATAGGTTGGTCCTGCAACAACACCTTGCCCCATACCACCAGCAGCGCCTTGATCTAAGCCCTTACCACCCCCAGCTTGAGATTGGCCTGAGAATAACCCTACGAATTTTTTATAACCATCTGGACTTGTTTGTGGATTAATATCTATTGCTCTGCCACCAAATCCATTAAAAAATATTTGAGCAGAACCTTTTCTGTCAACCCAAATTTGACTACCTGGAGCTTCTGCTACTTGAACTCTATAATTTGGGGATGGTTGTTGTTTTACACTATCAGCTTGAGAGATATATTGTTTAGCTTTTGCTTCAGCGTTAGGATCTAAGCCTGTATCTTCTAGAAGTCTTAAACTTCTTTTTTTTAATCGGCTGTAGCTCTCTAATAATTCGTTAAAGTAATTCATACAAGTATTATAGCAAAATAGCCTACCACTAAGGATAGGCTATTTAACATTTAAATTAATAATTAATAATATTAGGCATAATTGAAGTAGTCGAGGAAGTCATATCTAAACTCTACTTCAATAGTTGCGAAATCATTTGAATTATAATTCTTCTCTGAGAATCTTACAGACTTTGGATAAACACCATAAAGCTCTATAGCAGCATGGGGAGTTCTAGTATTATCAAGTTCTACAATTCTCATTTTGTTAGCCTTGAACGTCTTGTTACCTGGACCACCTGGGGCTGATAACTTGGTCATGTCACCAGTCAAAGGATCGTAGATAGTTCTAAACCAGTTCCACAAGCTTTGGCAAGTCTTACGTAGATACAAGTTATCAAACGTAATACTTACTGATTCAAAGGTTGGAGTTCCAGGGAAGTAAACTTTATCGTTTACTCTAGCTACTTGAATATCATCAACACCATATCCAATAGCTCCAACTTGTTTTGCAGCCAACGTCAAATCAGTTTGCTGTTGACCACCAATGTTAGGTGGCAATCCGAAGAATTGAACTTCAAACTGATATGACCTTACTGAATCTAGAACCGTTGAAATCTTAGGGAGGCTCTCCCCTGGTTTAAACGGACGATAATCATTTTTATAAAAACTTTGAACCATATTAATTATCCACTAAATTTAGCTGACTGATTAGTGAGGTTAACCTCAAAGACGATCCATTCTGCGGTCTTCGTGGGCTTGATGAGGATCTTGCACCATAGCTCATTTCTATCAACTCTCAATGGAGTGTTGACAGTCTCGTCACAGATTACCTTGAAATCTGTTATACCTCTTCTAGCTTGGATATCAGCGAGAAGGGCTTCAGCCTTATCCTTTATGATATCCCAAGTGAATGCGTCATTAGGTTCAAACAAGTCTTGACGACCAGTTTGCAATAGAACCTTTCTGAGGTAAATCATCAATCTTCTAACGTTAATTCTATCCAGTGAAGTGGCAGCTCTTTGAGCAGTCTTTTGCCCGAAGATAGTTATACCTTCTGGGGTGAAGTTTACAACTGGATTAATGTTGTTAGTGTATAGTGAGTCACGATCACCTTGGTTCAAAGGAACTTCGGTGGCCGTTGGCTTGGTTAATCTACCTCTTCTGAATCCAGCAGGAGCAAACCAAGTTTCAGCGACATTATCAGTGAATGCCATTTGTCTAATAGCGAAGATAGCGGGATCATACCACATATCCTTAGCTGAGAAGACATCGAATACTTGAACCCATGGCCAGAACACAGATGCCCATGAACTGTTTATAGCAGCAGTTCTATCAGTCTTTCTGCCGTTCATCCAATCAGTAGCCTCTTGAACAGTATCATATCCTACAGGGGGTGATACTACAGCCAAGAAGTTTTGGGAAGTTTCGGCTAGAGTTACTAAAGCATTTTGAACTACTTGATCATTTATTCCAGGGACAACAGCCATAGAAATGTTTAGTAGATCGTCGTCTAATGCGTATATGCCCGTCTTCAGAGTTTGGCTTCCAATGATGGCAGTGGAGTTTTGGCTACCGTTGGTTCCACCTGAGACAGTGTAGGTCCCATTCTTCAACTTGACGAACGCTGGATCACCGCTAGTGGTTAGCCCAGCATTAGTAGTTATCTTCAACGAATCAGTGGTAAGACCTAGATTGCTTAAAGACTTAGTAAAGTTAGAAAGTCTTGAAGTGTTTACAGCACCATTTGCACCGCCGCTAAAGTATATTTCACCCTTGATATAATCAGAAGTCGGGTTGGTGATTCCAATATTAATTACATCCTCTATAAAGTTAGCGCCATCAACTAGGGATACCTTAAAGGTTTCTGAGTTGACACCATCACTGTTAACGTTTAAATAACTTATATCAGCACCACCAGATTCAATATCTACACTCAATCCAACAGTTTGACCAGTGCTTGGAATCGTAGATAAGTTATATCCAGTTCCAGGATATTGTGATTGAACTACATAAGAGAATGCTGGTGAACTTACGTCTGCGCCATAGACAGTAGTGGCGCTAGTTATAGTTCCAAGACCACCGCTTACAACCACAGGATAGAATGCGGAAGGTATCAAAGCAGCAGTAGTAGTGTAAGAAGTGCTTGAGAATGCGGAAACAGTCAAAGCAGCTAGTCTGCCAGGGTAAGATCCAACTAACCATCCAGTAGTAAGATTATCAGAATCAAATACCATACTGAAGTGATCAGTCTTTGCAGCACCAATTCCAACTACCTTAGCTATAGCAGAAGCCTGACCCAATCCAGCAGATATATTATCCGTTGAGGATGGAACAGCGTAGGCTTGGCTATCTAATACCGTAGCACCGTTCGTATCCTTTACGGTTACTTTTAGGTATAGGTTGCTTGAAACGCCGAATGAACTTGCAACAAATTTTACGGCAGGACAGACACCATATTGAATGGTTGCAGAGGCATTTGCAGCATCGCTGCTAACTGCTCTTACATATCTTATTTGATTCGTGGTTTCAAGAATTTCTAATGCACCTTCCAATCCTTGGCCCTGAAGGCTTTCCATTGGACTACCGAAGGTGTTTAATAGATTTTGTTGGCTAGTAATAAGGGTAGCCACATTGGTTGGGCCCTTAGTCGCATAACCTACAATACCAACAATTGAAGATTCAATGTTTGGTGGATATGCGGAATTATCTTTTTCTAAGAATACGACAGCAGGACTACCTGGAATTGCGGCCATTTAATTATCCTTTAGTTACCTATTTGGACGAGTCTACGTCTATGGAGATTTTTAATTTGTTGGCTAATTTGATCCTCAGGGACTTTAATAACCTGCTTGGGTTCTAACCAAACATGTTTTGCGCCCTCTAAGGTCTCCAATATTACAAATAAACCTTGGACAGAATAATTTTTAATTGATTTAACAGCCATAATATAAAATCTCTAATAGTATTTACCCTTAATGAATACAATTTTAACTTAAATTTTTTAATTATCCTAAATTTCCATCAACTATAATGTTAATTGCTTGGCAATCTAGCGGTAAATCATACTCCTCACCAGTATAAAGAATTAGTGGTAAAACGCATTCACTACAGGTGCATTGCATATCATGGCAAACGTTAGTGCCCCCAGTGCTCACGACTTCAACAGGTACTCCTAGGCCCCCTATCTGATAGTTAAATTTCTCTATTTTACCTGTAGAAGTATATAAAAACTTAGGATTTGAAACATAAGTTTCAACTTTAATACTTATGGATTTCTTAAGTATACGATCCTGAGTATCATCAGCTTCTGCTTGTTCTACGTCAGACTCAGATAAAATATAAGCTTTAGTATTATTACTTTCTTTAGTTTTAATTTCTAAATCTGGATTAAATAATAAAAAGATGTATTCTCTTATCTGATCTAAATCTTGTTTATACTTTGCCCATATATTAATATCGTAAGATATATCTATTGGTCTGGGTGACATACTAAGAGTTCTGATAGCTCTATTCTGTCTCTTGTGCCAGTATGCCTCATGAACTAAAATGGGGCTGTATTTTCTTCTATCTTCATTGTTTGCAGTAGATAATTCACTTATAGTTATAACTGGTAAAGTGATATTATCTCCAGTGGTTGTTTTGGCTACAGCACGCTCTTGATTAGCATGGAAACATTTAACTCTAATAGAATTATTGTTACGATCTAAGTAGTAAACATTATCAAAAACGCTTATCAAATGCCTCAAAGTATCTTTAAATATTCTATTAGTAAACATGCCTGTAGATGCATTAGTTTTTTCTAATATTTCATTTAAAACTCTATTGCTAACAGGTGCTCTAGGCATTTGGATTGTCCCTCAGATATTCTTTAGAATTTATTCTATCGGAAGTTGGGGTATATTGCTGATGTATATCTTCGGAGTCTCTTAGTAATTTAGCACTGCAAACTAAATGGTATACACCATAGCTTTCAAAGCTATCTTCCTGAACTTCGTAAACCTCATATTTAAGATTTTGAAACTCAGGCTTGATAATATCCCCAGCAACCAAAGGTCTACTTAAACGTCTTTCAACATAACTTTTATTAAAAGTAAACTGTTGATCATTAGTTAATTCAATACCAAACTGAGTTAAATTTTCTTCAATTGCTTTTGGTTCATAATGCCCATAAATTCTTATGGGTGCAACTGATATTGTTTTATTTCTTTCCTCACCATACACATCATCAATATCTTTATTTTGATAATACTTGTAAATCATCAATGGTGATCCACCTAATTTTATTTGCTCTTCGTCGATTATATTAAATAGATTTTGATCATTAATTTTATTAAAAAGTCTAAACGGACTTTCATAATCGTCGGTGCTTGGAACACTAATATTAGATTTATATTTTCCGAAGTTGCTCATATTATCCAACTATAAACATTGGGCCTTCTTCAATTTCACTCATCAATTCTTCCATAAGTTCTTTCTTCTCTTGGGAAGATTCTTGAACTAAGACACCACCATCCATTTGAGCACCGCCACCTGGGCCTGGGACTGTCTTGTATTTGCCACGTATACGCCCCAAAATGCCCTTTGCAGCCGCTAATGCGTATCGTTGAATCCAGTTCCTGTAGGCATGGTGGATCGTGTTAGAATCGAGAGCACGGTATTCCACAATGACTGGGGTTGGGGTCTCTGTAGGTATTGGGTATAACTGGAGATGCCTACCATTAGTTATATTCCAGGCACCTTCGTTAGATAAAATTCTTCTAGTTATTTCTAAATATTGTTGAGTTAAAAAGAAGTCACCAATTCCGCCACCTTGGAAGAATCTATTTGTATTAAAAAATGCTAAAGTCATATCGAAAGCTAATGACCCAGGAGTATAATTTAATCCTAATATATCTTTTTTATACCCAACATAACTTATATTATTAGCTAAGAATTGAGGAAGCTCATAAACGTTTTCTCCAGCCACAGCATCGAATACAGCATATTGATTAGCCCATTGAGGCGCATGATAATCTAATTTAGATATACCCTCATCTATACAAGTTTTAATTTGAAATGGGGTTAATTCAACGGTTACAATAGGATGCCCTAGTTGAGCTAAAATATAATCGTTTATAGACTGTTCAAATAAATTAAATTGAACTCCGTCAACTTCAAGATTTTTATTTAATTTATCTTGATTAATATCTCCACTAAGGCTATAGTCGGTTAATCTAGTTCCACCGTATTTACCGTAGGAAGATCCATAACTAGTTATTTGAGGTTTTAATACCATACAATAATATTTAGGGCTTCACATAAAGAAAAAAGGCGGGCTTTTTAAGGCCCGCCTTTTAATTTATTGGATTATCAAGTATTACTTGATACCAATGGTCGTTCCGGTGTTGGAGAAGAAGCTGTTGCCGGTGAGGTAACCGCTGCTTGCACCAATGAGACGAATGACGCGATAGAATCTGCTAGCAGGCTGAATAGCAGCCTTAGCATATCTCGTCATGATACCCTTTCTTGGCTGGAACGTGCCAGGATCAGTTACCATTGG